AGAAGAGAAATTTATAGATTCTATAGTGGGAGAAGAGAGGATCATACTTATTGGTATGATACATCAATGCCTGACAAGTCTCCAATGAGTCCGAGGAGATATAATAGAGAACCTAGGAATGGTATCTGGTCATTCTACCTGAGTAAGAATAATCAGTCAGGAGCGGATCCACTTTATCTACATTATGACAGTTCAAACTTTAATTCTTACTTCTCTAGTTCTTCTAGTGGTGCTGTAGAACTCCTAGGGTATATCTACACTAGTAATAGTGCTCCATCTGATGCTCTGAATGCAGGGGAAACTCTTTTACCTTTGTATCACTATAGAAAGAATATCAATGGTGATGTAGATGATTTTTATACTACAAACCCTGCACAAGAGGTTAATGTAGAACAGGTGGCAGGAGTTCCTAATTCTCCTCAACCTTTTCAAGAAGAATATCAATATCAAGGGATTTACGGGTATGTAATGAGTGCATTTGCCCCTAGACTGAAGAAAACCATTGTTGATACTGGTGGTCCAGTCAATACTGGTGAAGTAGACCGTACTGGTTGGTATAATTACAATACTACTTACAGTAGAAGGAGATATGAAGACGAAACACTGACTCCTGCACAACAAGGATGGGGTGATCCTAATGCAGCAGACATTGCATCTAGTAATGCAAACTTTGAATGGTACTTTGGTAAGAACGGAGCAGTCAAATGTGCACTGCCTAGGTTCTTAGGATTCCACGATGCCTTTGAAGGGCAGTTTGTGTACTACCTGTATAACACTGAGTATCCATTTGCGGGACCTGTATTTGGTATTAACTTCACTACTACGAATGCTCCTTGTATTTCAGGTAACTATGATGATGAGCAAGAACCTACCATCAACTATAAGAGTATCTACTATAAGATTAGAGAGGATGCGTGGAAAACACAGAAGACACGGTTAACTGTATCTGCACCTAACGGTGATGGTATTGCTGATTCGTTCTGGACTTGTGGAACTGACGATGAAATGCTCTTTTTCCGCTATACATCTTCAGAAGGTGCCTTTTTAGTGGGTGAAAACATTAAAGGATGGCGTATTAGTCAAGTTAGGTACTTTGGAGACGAACTTAGATGCGGTTATATGCGTTTAAGACATAGAAAAGCAAGAAATGGGCAAACTTTTAGTTACAATGAGACCATTACTGCCAATGATGGTGCAACTGCACTCGTTTTAGCGGGTTATGGCATCAAAGATCGCGGTGCTTTCTTCGGAGTGTATGAATTTCCGAAAAAATTGTCATATTTCAAGGTAGAAATTGATAATAGAGCACTAATTCCTAGAAGAACACTCGATGAAGCGATTTTAACCGCAACTATTGACAAAAAAGGGCGTGTTGGGTCCATTGAGATCATAAATGCGGGTCGAGGGTACGTTAATCCTGATGTAGTGGTGTCTATTCCCGATGAATTGAAGGAAGAGGGGTTCACAGATACCGCAGAGAACACTGTTGAGGCATTTCAAGACTCGAAACTCGCAAAATACAACGTGAACATTGAATCAAGTGATGAATTTGATCAAAGTACGAAGTCTGCACGTAAATTAGGTCGTAAAATTGCGAAAGACAAGTTTTTGACTGATGCAGGGTTCACGAAATCGATCAGACAGGCAAAAGCACGTATTACACTGAATGAGATTGGTGCTGTTAAGTCTGTAACTGTTACTGACAAGGGAAAAGGATATACACCTGGTGATAAGGTTATTGTTTACATTGTAGAGAGGGAAACCGAGTCTAGACAAGACGATTTCATTGGAGCAGGGATGAAAGAGGCAACAAAGCAGTTTGATAAGACGTGGGATGACCCAGATATGCCAATGGTCGATATTCAAACCTCTATGACAGACGAAAACGGTAATGAAGTGCCTGTTTCGACCACTTCACTGTTTGATGATGGTAAAAGAGCGTATGCTGATGCAGTTCAGGAGTTTGATGAACCCGTCACGTCCACATATACGACATCCTACCTCAAAGCACACGAAGTAAATGATAATGAGAAGATGAAGTTCTGTAAAGACGTGATACCAGTCAAGTGTCTAGACCCAAATGTCGGTAGTGATTGGCACAATATCAGTAATTACATTAGTCCAAGTGAAATATTCAGAGAGTCGAAGAAGTGGAATCCTGCTCTTGAGAAGGAAGAAGAGCGACTTGCCGCCGTTACTGCTGAAAGTACAGATGCATCTGACACAATTAACCGAAGAATGAACAATGGTATGACAGGAATCCTCGGTGGAGACTGTCTTGAAGTAGCACAAAGCACACTTTACGGTGTCAGACGCTTCTTTGACATCCCTTGCCCCGAAGAAAAGATCGGTAAGGACGGTGTTTCACGTACTTTTGGGTTTCTTCCGTACAAATACTGTGGTTCTGATAGAGAATCTGCACAAGTTAAGGTGACTTTGGAGATTGAAGGTAATGTAATGAAGAAAGGAGAGGCAATAAACACTGATTTTATTAACTTTTTGAAGGAATTACCCAAACCAACTCTTACTGCTCCGCGTTTTGTGGGTGCTCCAGGCAAAGGAAAGTCGCATTCTTGTAAACGAGGGTCAAATGTAGAGGGTAAATGCTATGAAACTGGTAAAGGTCAATACACATTCGTCCCAGATTCGGGTGATGAGAACACTTTTGACTTCTATGGTACAGAATTAGAGCAGTTGCAGACGTGGTTAGGTGATGGAAACTTCAGTTCTTACGGTCAAGGCACCTCTACGCACACTACTACTGACCCAAACACGGGTCTTCAGACCACCTACACTATGACATACAACACAATTCAACTCGCAAATTGCTCTGGAGGCAAGTTCCCAGAACCCTGTTGGCATAATTTTGTGGTAGATGGTGTGTTGGATACCTATAACTCTTGGAATAGTAGTGGAAATGGCAGTGATGACTGGGCAAGTAACCTTTGTAGCAATGCTCCATTCAGTAATTACTTCTTTAACTGTGCTGCATTAAGGAATGTGATCTATTCAACCATCGCTTTTGACCCAGGTGCCATCGCAGATAACGAAAATAACATCGAACTTGCTGCGATTGGAGGTAGATTGAACTATACAAACTATCTAACAGGTGCAACTATTCTTATGGATAGGGCACTAGATAGATTTGGGAACCCTTATTTCGAAGAATGTGATCTAGGAAGTTACTAATGGCACTAGGATTAAACAAACCAGTAGCAAATCATAATGGATTACCTTGTACAGGACACGGTATTCCAATTCCTGCTACCATTCACTCAACACAACAGTGTAAAACACCTCCTATTAGGTTAGGAATTGTGATGAAAAACAAAACTTGCCTGTGGCCACCAACTCCTTTGGTACCTTTGACTGCTCTGAACCCTGCTAGAGCAATGGTTCTTGTCAATGGACTGCCTATTATGATTATGGGTGACACTTTTACACCTCATATGTCACCGACAACGAATATTATTAACTATTTGTGTCCTTGTGGTAAAGCGACTTGTATTATTCCGACTCCAACAGTCTGTTCACTTCTGACTGCAGAGGATATTGCGGGTGGTCATCCTAGAACTCTTGACACTGGGTTCTATCAGTCTGTAAGGGCGTTTAAGATCCCCATCGGTAGATTGGGTGATAACTTAGGTAAAGGCAGTCTGCCGCCCGTCAGCATAGGGTATCCGTGTATGTCTAAGATCGCTTATGGGTCACCCAATGTCCTAGCAGGATAATTGTGCTATAATTCTAGAGTAGTTTCAAAACACGTATGGCACGTTCAAAAACAGGTCTCTCTGGAGGCGTTTTTATTGAGTCAAATCCTAAAAAGACTCGTCAAGGAAATGGAAGGCACACAAAATATACAGCAACCTCTCGGAATGCTAAGACCAAGAGGTATAGGGGTCAGGGTAAGTGAGACCCGAAACCCGAGAATCGATGGAAATGTTGTTCGCTGCGAAATGGAACTTACCTAAAGCAGCGAAGAACTGTAATCTAACCGACAAGGAGATGAAGATTACATTCAATGAATATTGTGCTTTTCATCCTCCTACCTGGGAAATTGGTAACGCCAAACAAATTGGGGTGCTCCACATTTCAAAGGATACTAAATAAAATGACCAGTGATAGGAACCACTATAAAAGTTCTTCACTTAAAACGGAGAACTAAAATGGTTAAGGTAGATCAAGCAGATTGGTTCATCCGATCGGGCAGATGTTTAGTAACTGATCCTAGAGCTGATAAATACTTAAAACAAGTATCAGATCGTGGCGTACAGGTTCAAAGCAGACAGGAATCTAAGCAGACAGTTTAGAGATTTTGGTATTGGGATGAAATCAAATCCCAATACTGAGGATTTTTCTGTGGTTAAGAACGAAAACGCAATCAAACAATCAATGAAGAACCTGTTGTTGACTCAGTTCGGTGAAAGACCGTTCCAACCCAACACAGGTTCTCGTGTTAGATCAATGTTGTTTGAGAACTTCGATATTTTTATGATTGAAGGTCTAAATGACGAAATTAGGAATACCCTAAAGCGTTTAGAACCAAGAGTGATAGTTAATGATGTTCGTTGTAACGTTGATAACGACAATGAACTACAAGTTGAGATTGATTACACAATCATCGGTGAACAACTAGTTCAAACTATTGACTTCCTCTTAGAGAAGGCGTAAAAATGGCAGCAATTCCCTCAAATTTAACCTCATTAGATTTTACAGAAATTAGAGAATCTATCAGATCGTATCTGCGAACGAGAGACGAGTTCACGGATTATGATTTCGATGGTAGTGCTGCGTCATATCTGTTGGACGTATTATCATATAACACATACTATGCTGCCTTCAACGCTAATATGGCGATGAATGAGGCGTTCCTTGAGAGTGCAACTGTTAGAGACAACGTTGTCAAGGTCGCAAAGCAACTAAACTATACCCCAAGATCAGTCAAAGCAAGTAAAGCGTGTGTTAGATTCAGTGTTCAAACCGCAGCACTTGGTGATGGCACCTCATATCCGACGCAAGTCACGCTCCAAGCAGGAGATGTTTTTGTGTCTACTACTAATGGTGATCCATTCACGTTCACTCTCCCTAACGAG